GTACCCAGTCCCCCCGGTATTGTAATCAGTGGACCGTGTCAAAATGAATGGCGCTGCACCAGAACCAGTCTGGGTAACGTCGTACACCCCGTTCTGCAATCCAGCGACTTGATTCTTTACCAGAATCCGCTGACCAACCGTCACCGCCACAGAGTCAACCGTCAGCGCAGCATTGGCCGTCGCGGTCAGGGTTGCTCCAACGCCGGATGAGCCGTTGTTGTAGGTGCAAGAAGGAAGCGCAGCAGTCGTGGCCAACTGACAGGCCGCGTGATACTTCAGACCGATCGCAACAGAGTCAACGTAGCTCTTGTTCGTGATGCTGGTCGCAGCAATCGGAGCGTCTAGTATTGTTCCGCTTGTTGTCGAAATTGACGTGAACGCCCCAGTTGAAGGCGTCGTATTGCCAATCGAACTGCTGTCAATGGTCGCGCCCGTAAACGCGCCAGCAGAAATTGTCTTGCCTGAAAAATCTAATGCGGCAGCAAGGTTCAGCGTTACCGCCGGAGATCCGGTCGCAGTGATTGCTCCCGCAGTCCCGGTAATTGACGTGATCGGCGCAGTACCGTTGGCCGCCGAAGTCACCTGACCTTGCGCATTGATCGCAAGCGTAGGATAGGTATAGGTCCCGGCAGTCACCCCGGTCGCGTTGATTGCGATCGTCCCGCTAGTCGTAATCGTGCCGCCAGACAGTCCCGTTCCCGCGGTGATGCTACTTACCGTGCCACCGCCGCCGATCGGACCCCATGCGCCTGCGGAGTACCCCTCAAACCCAGCAGTGGTTGAGTTGTACCGGACCATCCCGTTAACAGGCGAAACCGGACGATCGCCAGTGCCGCCAATAGGCAGAGTTGCGCTCGCAACCCCCGGCAGCACCGGATCACTGGCCAATCCAACCGTTGGCGCTCCAGAAACCCCATCACCGTTGGTGACGGTTACCTGATTCGCTGTTCCAGTGATTGATGTAGCGCCAATTGCACCCGCGGTCGTGATCTTCAGCAGTCCGTTAGCGCTGACGCCGGCCAATGCAAGCACATTACCCGTTAGCGTAATGTTTGGGTTGCCAGAAACGCCATCCCCGTTGGCTACAGACAAGCCTGCAGTACCCGCGGCGATTGTGCGCCCCGTTAGGGTGGTGGAGTCAGTCTTGACTTGTAGCCCGGTCCCGGAACTTATCAGCGATGACAAAGCGCCGGTGGTCGTGATGTTCAGAACACCCTGCGGACTACTCGCCGATAACGTCAGCCCGTTGGTCGCTCCAAGATACCGGCTGTTTGCAAGCGTTGGCTCTTGGTTGACCGTAATGAACGTCTGCGTCTGACTAGGTGAAGCGGCGATCGCGCCAGTGGTTGTCCGTACCGTCTGACCATTCTGAACAATCGGAACCGACTCGGTTCCAGTAATGGCACCTGCGGCTGGCAGTTGGGTAATAGTGACTTGTGCTGACATTACTCTTGGCTCGGTGGGCTGGGCGCAATCGTGTCTTCATTCCCGGTGAGAGTAGGCGTCTGCGTGTTGCCTTCCGTCGAGATCTGAAACTGATTGCTACCCTCGGTCAACAAATAATCGTCATTCGCAGCCACGCTCACGTCAGGACGCGGGAACCTAATTGTAATCCGCTCCGTCTTCCGCGCAGGCAAACGATAAGGGTCAAATTCATCCGCGCACCCGGTATCGCAAACCTGCAAACCCGGAAAGTTTGGATCCGGCCTCAACACCGAATGTGGGTACTTCATCTTGCAGCGGTCGCATACCGCGATTGCAATATCAGAGTAACCACGAGTGTCGAGGAAGCGTGGCATTACCGGGAATACACGCTGATGTTCGGGGCAAAGTAGATCGGCGACTTGTCGCGCTCTTCCGCCTCGGCCAGAGCAAGATACTTCTCAGCTTGCGCCTCAAGGTATTGGATGCGATCCATTCCAACACCGGGAAGCTCTAACGCCATCCGGTGAGCCAGCATCATGGTTGTGGCTTCATACCACCTTTGGGGCACTTCCAACTCATTCGTTAGCGCACCAACGTCGTCAATCTGACGCGAGTACCAAACCGTCATCTGCACAAACGGATCGCTTGGCACCGGCCACAAGTACATCTTAGACTGCGGAATTGTGCGATTGAACCAATATTGGAAGGGCTGGTTGGCCGTAAAGTTCTTGTTCGGCAGGTTGGTGTAGTCATCTCTATTGAGACGCGCCATCGTGATCTCTGTCGAGTTATTCCCGAAGAACAACTCTCGCAGGCTCAACGTACCCGTAATTGCTCTGATCCGATAGTACGGAACTGTGTATCCCGGATCGATGTCGTACCAGAGCCATTCATTGTCCACCCAGACGGTAGGTCCGGGAGACGAGATGGGGATCCATGTGCTTCCGTCAGAGGAGCACTCAAATACCACATTGAACGTGCCAGAAACGCCCGGCAGGACTCCGATAGAGCCGATATAGATTGGATTCGTTGATCCATAGTTAACCGAAATGTTCCCGCCAGCAGTCGTTTGAGTGCAAATTGTCGAAGTGTTGCCGTCAAACGCATTCTCAACTACCCCGCCGGCGCTGGAGGAATACGAGCCAGTCGGCCTTGCCATCTTGCGATACAAGGCTTGCAATACGTCGTTTCCGCCAACAGGAAGGTCGTAGATGTACTGGTCGGCCTTCAGGCCGTACACTTTTTTGCTGATCGCCCAATACTGAATCCCAATATTGATGAGGTTGGACAAAAGAAAGAACAACGACTCGCGAGCAGACGTTACCTGCTCCGACGTGAGTTCCTCAGCAAGTTTACCGGCCCGGCGTGCGCCGTGATCGATTAACTGCTGAACATTGATTACCGTTGTACCTACCGTCCCAGAATACGCCATCTACCACCCCGGACAGTTCCAACGCTTCATTGAGGCCCTAGACCGACTTCCCTTCTCGCTCTTTTCCGCTACCGGACCCATACGGGCACAGAACGAATCACGCCGCGCTCCGCCTTGAGGTTGCGGTGCCTTGAGATTGGATCCAGTCTCTCTATTGTACTTTGCTCGGCCCTTGGCCGTAAGCCCTGCGCCTTGATCTGCAGGCAACTTTTCACCGCGGCCAATTGCTAATGATGGGTTCTTCATCCCTACCACCTAAACTTTGAGGTTTTGTCCGCAATCTTCTTGGGCTGGGCTACAAACTGTTTGCCTTGCGACTTGCCTGCCCTCTTCGCCCTAGTCGTTGCCGCATACTCCGCAGGACTCAAAGAACTGATTGCCTTCTCAGGTAAGTACCGCTCGCCAGTGTCGGATGAACGCTTCCCGCTCTTCGTCCTCCACTTCTGATCACCCCAAGCCTTCAGACTCTCCTGCGGATCCTTCATCTCAATCCCGGTACCCGCCGCCGTTATCTTTGTACCGCTTGGCCAACAACTGCGCTTTTCTTGCGCTCCACTCGCCAGCACCAGTTCCTTGAACCGCAGAACCTTTAATGCTATTAAACAAACGCTTTCTCATCTCAGGCTTCGTATAGTTACCCGCTTCGTTTACGCTTGATCCGCCTTCTTTCATTTTCTTTTCCAAGAACAATTTATCAACCATTTCTAATCTTTCAGGCTTGGTTGTTTCTTTGTTAATAATTTTTAGGCGCTCTGACTTGCTTTTCCCTTCGTCATAAAAACCTTGTTTTTTTAAAGATTTTGTTACGCCGCCATCGTTCATTTTTTTATCAGCCGCTGCAAAGTCTTTTCCAACCGAAGTCGGAATGCCAACCTTCTTAGCAAAGTCGGGATTGTGCGCGACCGCTGCCATCAAGCGGTGCTGGGCTGGTGATTTGCTTGGCATGATCAGCCGCAAAAAATAGTTACTGCCGCAGTACCGGGCAATGTGACATGAATGTCTGTTTTAAATCTAATCCCGTTTCCGGGAATTATGTTTGCAAATGGGTTATTTGTATTGGCTGGAATATTAAATCTTAAAAGAACGGTGCCGCCGGATCCGCCATCCCGAAAAATTATCTCTCCAGCCGTTCCGCCAGACAAGGCTTGGTACCCAGCAAGATTGGCCGCGCCAGCGTAAATCGTTCCCGTCGCATCCCTGTGCGCCGAAAATACATTCGTTAATGTTGACATCTCAATCTCCAATGAAGACAGGGGCCGAAGCCCCTGTTCTTAACAGACCTTGCCGCCTCGCTTCTTCCCGCCTTCCATAATGGCATCAACCCCTCCGGGTCGGCCACCTACAAGTCCGGGAACGTCAACGCCACGCTTCTCAAGCCGCCTACTCGCAAGCGTAGGACCTAAGCCCCTCACCTTGCTGTAAACAACCTCATCATCAGGCAGCATCCGCATATTTTCTCTGACGTACTCAACATCACTCATAAAACGATCTGAATCGTCCTTGGATGCCTTCCCGCCCTCAGCCATCATAAAGTTGCGCGAAGGACCGTACTTTTCGTTACTGTCCTTCTTTGCAGCCTTCATCGTTGGTGCAAACTCAGCATTATTGATGGCCTGCAGTTTTGCGTTGTTAGGCGCAACCCTGCCTCCCTTCTTATAAGTGCCGGAAAGCATATTGATCGCTACAGGTTGAGTCTGCGGCTTACGCCCCTGCTTCATCTGCTCCGGACCGCCGTCGTTTTGAACGCGGCCGCCCTCAGCAAACTTTTTTGCGGCACCGCCTTTACGGTATCCACCGGCGTTAGATTTTGCAACACCGCCGGTAGCGTACCCACTCATGCCGCCATGCATCATGCCGCCTTTTTTGAAGCCGCCGGCATTACCCTTCTTCACTTCGCCAGTCTTGGCTGGTGAGTTGTCAGGCTTTGCAGTGTGCATCTGGGTCGTAGCATACGATCCCGAGGTTTTCTCGGAAGCGATCGCCCCGCCCGTAGCACACTTCAGCATTCCACCTTTCTTAAAGCCACCAGCGTTACCGTTACGCACACCGCCGGTCTTGGCCGGTGCATTGTCAGGCTTGGCAGTATTGACAATGGTCGTCGCAGGCATACCGCGAGTTGACTCAGAGGGGATTGCGCCACCGGTCGCGCAGTTCATCATCCCACCCTTTTTCAACTTCAGCTTGGTGCCCTTGCTACCCATGTGCTCTTGAGCATCGTGCTGCTTGAAAGCCTTCTTGATCATGGCCTTGTCTTGCGCCGTATCACCGCCTTCCTTCATGCCCATCATCGTGGCTGCGCGGCCTACAGGAGCCGACTGAGCGGCACCCATATTGCGCATAGCACGCCGACGAGCGGCGAGCGCTGGCATCCCCGGAGCGGCCGCTGGGGCCATCCCGCCGCGAGCAGGTCCGACAGAGCCCATAGGCATTCCGCCCATTTGCATCTTCTTCTCTACCTTGCCGCCCTTTTTCAACTTTAACTCAACGGATGGTTCTGTGGTCTCCATCTTGACCATTGGCTTGAACTGACCCATTTCAGCCTCCTTTAGGCTTGTGTGACGCCGAGAGCGCCAACTCGGGTTGCATTGGGGCCGACTGCGATTGCCGGAAGAGCCAGCGTCATAACAAGGCGCTTGATACCGTCAGCCGCCGAACTCGGAGCAAAAGTTCCACGAACGTCGCCGGTGATCGTAGTGGCCGTCGCAGTGTCTGCAACAGTCAGCGTACCCGACGTGTCATCAGTCGTGCCGTTGTTCCAGCCGTACCGAATCACATAGGACTTGTCAAAGAACCGCACCGGGCATCCAAACACGTCTGCAGTCCCTACCGTCAACGCCGTGCCAGTAGCCCCGCTAACCGATACCGAAGTCACCAGATAAAACGCTTTCAATCCGGTTACCGCCGTGCTCACCGCCGCGCTTGAGGTAATCGCCTCGCTCATCGCCTGACCGTAGTAGTCAAACCCAGAAACCGTGACGGTTACCGGTGCCACACCCAAGGTGAAAGTCAAGCCAGTCGTTGTACCTGCGGTGGTTACAACTGCCGCACCTGCTGTAGTAGTCAGGGTTGCAGTAGTTGCTGTTACAGCGGTCAAAATATAAGTTGTTGGAGTGCTATAACCAGTGATGGTTGCACTACCACTCAACGTACCTGTCACAGTCACACGTTGACCAGTTACCAAACCTGATTGAGAGGTGTAGGAAATCTGACCCGCAGTGCCAGTTACAGCCACGCTTGACAGAGTAGCAACAGCAGCAGTTGCCGTCGTCACGCTCACCGCACGCGGGACATCCAACGCTAGAGCAGTAACTCCAGCATTAGTCGTAACCGACTTTACCGAAGTACCAGCGGTCAATGTCAGTGCGCCAGCGGCTGCAGGAGTCTGCGACGCTGCGATGTTATTCGCAACCAATGATTGAGGAACTACGTCCCAAACGTAAGTGCGACCCAAAGGACCAACACCGAGATCCATTGGCGATGGGTTGTCAAAATTGATGTTTCCGTGCGCGGTCAAAGTTGCCGTGCTAGAAACCGTCGAAGAGGCGCTCAGGGTGTAGGTGCCTACGCCGCCTGTGCCCGTACCAAAAGCGGTGATATAAGTGCCGTTGGTGACGCTCGTGCCATCGAGATACATACCGACTGCGAGCGGTGCGCCCTGCAGTAGTTGAGTGACCGTCAGCGTTGTGGTGGCAATCGTACCCGCGACCGTTGTCGAATACGGGCGAATACCCGTACCCATATAAGTAACTGCTGGACCTAAAAACAGGTCATCTGAAAACTGAGGCATGGTCTGCTCCTTGAAAAGTTTGACCAACCAAAAAAGAAAGGGGGGTGATTAGCCCCCCACCGGATTAGACGCCCGGCGTACCGTACATTGCCCGTGGATCAGTGAAGCCCACTTGGTAACGCTCGGTCGCTTTGTAGCGCATCGAGTCGGTCTCAAAGTCGCCTTCCATCGTCTTCTCCAACTTACGGCGCATCAGAAGTTTCATCCCTTCTGGAGCGTCGGTCTGCACGAAGAATGCAGTAGCAGAGGTC